GTAGTGGATGGAGAAGATTGAGACAACTATTTTACGCAACCTCCTGTGCAACGAACAGTTCTACAGGAAGGTTGTTCCTTTTGTAAAACCAGATTACTTTAATGAGATTCATGAAAAAGTAATCTATGAAGAGGTGTGGAACTTCGCTAGCAACTATGAGATGTTGCCAACAGCAGAAGTATTGATTATCAATCTTGAAAGTAGGAAAGATTTAAATGAGGAAGTATATCAAAACGCAGTTAAGACGATTCAAGGTCTTACTACTGCCCCAGTCGAACACAACTGGTTGCTCGACACCACAGAAAAGTGGTGTAAAGACAGAGCAATCTATCTCGCCCTCCTTGAGTCAATCAAGATTGCGGATGGAGGCAATCAAAAAGTATCACCAGATGCGATCCCCGCTATACTTCAAGAGGCCCTCGCAGTTTCTTTCGATGAACACGTAGGTCACGATTACTTGGAGAATGGTGCTGAGCGTTATGCTTTCTACCATTTGACTGAAGATAAAATTCCATTCCACTTAGAATACTTTAATAAGATTACGAAGGGTGGTCTACCTAACAAGACATTGAATGTAGCACTTGCTGGCACAGGTGTGGGTAAGTCACTCTTTATGTGTGACTATGCTGCCAACTGTCTATCACTTGGTCGTAATGTTCTCTACATTACTATGGAGATGGCAGAGGAAAAGATTGCTGAGCGTATTGATGCTAACTTGTTTAACGTCAATATCAAAGACCTAGTTGATTTGCCAGAATCAATCTTCAATAATCGTATCAACGAACTGAAGAGAAAAACACAAGGTCGTTTTATCATCAAAGAATATCCAACAGCTGCTGCACACGTTGGTCATTTCAAAGGTCTTCTCAATGAACTGTCATTGAAGAAAGTATTTAAACCTGATATTATCTTTATCGACTATCTAAACATCTGCGCTTCGTCAAGATATAAAGGAGCAATTGTAAACTCTTATACTTATGTCAAGGCAATCGCAGAGGAACTTAGAGGATTGGCAGTTGAACACAACGTTCCAATTGTCACTGCTACACAAACTACTAGGAGTGGTTATGGTAATAGTGATGTCGATCTCACTGATACCAGTGAGTCCTTTGGTCTGCCAGCTACTGCTGACTTTATGTTTGCTCTCATCGCTACAGAGGATTTGGAAAAGGATGGCAAGATAATGGTGAAGCAGTTGAAGAACAGATACAATGACCCAACGATGTATAAACGATTCTTGGTGGGGGTTGACAGAGCACGAATGAAGCTCTATAATGTAGACAACGCTGTTGATCTATCCTCTGATAAAGAAGAGGAATATGATTTCGAAGAGATGGCAGCACAGCAAAGCAAAGATACTAAAAGTAAATTTACCAGTTTTATTTTATGACCATCGATTTTAATAAGTACGTTGAGTTTGTTGGTTCCGTAACTAGTCCATCATCCCGTGATACCAGTCATTTTGTTGATCGCATTCTTGAATTAAAAGATCAAGGAGCTGACATTCAACGTCTGCTTACTGCTGCTTGTGGTATTACTGCTGAGGGTGGAGAGTTTACTGAGATTGTAAAGAAGATTGCTTTTCAAGGTAAACCTTACAATGAAGATAACATCTTCCATATGAAGCGTGAACTTGGGGACATCCTGTGGTATATTGCTCAAGCATGTATTGCTCTTGATATTTCATTTGAAGAAATCGCTCAGATGAACTTCGAGAAACTGACTGCTAGATATCCAGAAGGAGCCTTCAGTATTGAGCGAAGTGAAAATAGAGTTGCTAACGACCTCTAATAATAAATACCTCCTATAGGGAGGTTTTTTTATGGCTAGATCTGGAAAACAAGCTTGGGAAAAATACTTCAAAGGATTGGAAGTAAAAACAACCGTAAAGGCTAACAGTAAATCTAGTGCTAACACTAACCATTTAAAAGTTGGCAGTTCCAAAAAAAAGTTAGATCACGGAACACCTATTACAGTATTTGGTGGAGATGAGTATAAAGCGCAATTAGGAGTTAGGCTTGATGATGGTACATATGGGTTTCTTCCTCTTACCAGTATTCAAAAACCAACAGAGCAAAGAGTAAAATATAATATTGAAGCACACAAATTAATTCAACTTGGCAAGAAAGAAAAACGATTATATAATGGTGTTTCATATGACTTTAGGGTGTTTAAAACACCAGAAGAATTAGCACTATCAATCTTACATGGATTGCAACATGAACCATCTGTGCCAGAGTACATAACTGAACAGATGTTTGAATTTTTTATGGAGAATATCAACGGAGATGTTTCTAAAATAAACTGGAATGGAAATATTCAGGGAGGGGACAAAACTGAGATAGGCAAATACATCGGTGAATTATTACCTGGGTTTCTAATTCTTTCTAAGAAAACTTCAGCATTTAGTCAGCAAGATTTCATTTATACTACTGCATTGCCAGAATATATTGTTCCAGAAGACCCGTCATTTTCTGGGGTTGATAGTATTTTTGATTATAGAAATGTTCAAGCTGGTGGAGGCATTTCTCCCATATCAAGTAAGTATGGCGTTGGAGCTAAAGCATCTTTCTGGTCCAACATTATGCCAGAGGTATTAAAGTATCCAGAAAAATTTTCTAAACTTCCTAAAGATTCTACTATAAAGAGATTGATTTCTGTTGCAAATAATTATAGCAATGTTGAAAGATCGGGTAGAAGTATTGTGTTTGAATATGGAATGAAGTATTTTCTTGGAGATTTGGTTCACGATCCAACTGATATCTATAAAAAGATATCATCAACAACAGTTGATCCTGATGTAGCATCAGTATGTCGTGCTACAAAAACCAAAATAGAATCATTAAATAATAATGTATATAAAGAAACTTGTGCCCCTATACTACTTAAAAATTTGAAAGGGGGTAAATCGTTAACATCTATATTCTCTCGTGCAATTGCGGATGAATTAAATGCAGATGATAAAACTGTGATGCTAATTAAAGAATTGGTATCTGGAAAAAATTTCTTTCAACTTAATTTAGATGAATCTAAATTTAAAAGAGGTCAAATTTATTTCAATGTTAAAAGATCATCAGCTGTAGAGATTACATTTACTGGGTCTAAAGCAGCAACGAATGACCCAGCAGCAAAACAAGGAACAGTAAATTACCTATTAGACTAATGGCAAACATAGTAAAGTTAAAACACCTAGAGCACTTAGAGGACGAAGTTTTAAACTATGGTTCTGTTGGTTGTGCCGCTGTAGTGAGATTTTTAAAAGAACTTAAAGATATGATTGGTAAGAAATCTAGTAATGGATTTTTACAAACTAAATGGGATGGAGCTCCTTCTGTTGTTTGTGGTGTTGATCCTATGACTGGTGGATTTTTTGTCGGGACTAAATCAGTGTTCAATAAAAAAGATCCAAAAATTTGTTACACAGAAGATGACATTGATAATTTATATGAAGGAGATTTAAATAAAAAATTAAAAGACTGTTTAAATTATTTTTCTAAGTTGGGAATTACTGGAGTTATTCAAGGAGATCTTTTATTTACAACTGACAAAAAATCACAACGAGTAGATGGCGAAGAACTTATAATGTTTAGACCAAATACTATTACCTATGGTATACCAAAAGATCATCCTATAGGAAAAGTAGTTGACAAAGCTAAGATAGGTGTGGTATTTCATACTCATTATTCTGGTGGACCTGACCTTGCAGATATGTCGGCTAGACCTAAGGTTGAGATATCGAAGTTTAATAAAGTAGCAGATGTAGCAGTTATTTCTAATGATACGCAGGTTCAAGAAGTATCATTTACTAACACAGAAGAACAGATATTTAATAGATATATTGATAAAATAAACAGAATGTGTGCTACTTCTTCAGACTTCCATGATTATCTTGTAAAAAATTCTGGAACAACTGGTGACGCAAAGTTTTTTGTTGGATCATATCTGAAACCATTTTTTAATGCAGAAATAAAAGCAGCAAGAACGATTACAAATGTACAGGATACATTGAAATCATTTGCTGAATTCTATAAAGCAAAAATGGATAAAGAGATAAGCTCAGTTAAAACTGCTGCTGCTCAAACAAAGAAAAGAGAGTTTCTATATAGTGGTATTAAATACTTAGAAGATCATCAACAACATTTTAAAGCATTTGTTGCCTTGTATAAAACTATTCAGGAAGCAAAGTTATTCATCATTCAAAAGTTAGATGGACTAGAACAGTTCAGAACTTTTGTTGAGATTGATGGGGGATACAAAGTTACTACTCCCGAAGGTTATGTGCTCCATCAAGATGGAGATATGGTGAAGTTGGTTAATCGTATTGAGTTCAGCAAAAACAATTTCACTATAGAAAAAAACTGGAAAAAATGAGTCTCATAGAATACAAAAGTTGTTATTTCACATTTGGTAGATTCCAACCCTGTACTACAGGTCACGCAGATAACTTTGCGAATCTGAAAAAAATTGCGGGGACTAATGACTATCGTATTTACATTAGTCAATCAGTTGATAAGAAAGGTAATAATCCTTTACCACCAGATGTTAAATTAACATATATGAATAAATCTTTACCAGAACATAAAGGTAAGATATTCAGTAGTGCTACTGCAAAAGACCCTGTTAGTATTCTCAAAGAGATTCAATCACTGGGGTATGATAATGCATATTTTGTGGTTGGGTCTGACAGAGTACAAGCAATGCAGTGGATCAAAAACTACAACGGTAAAGATTTTTCCTTTAACGAAGTAGATATTATTTCTTCGGGAGACCGTGATGCAGATGGAGATACTTTTGCAATCTCTGGAACTAAAATGAGACGAGCTGCATTTGTGTCAGACTTTAAAACCTTTCGACAAGGTATTCCCACAGCGTTAAAAGATGCTGATTGCAAAAAACTTATGGGTGAAATTCAAACAAGGTTGCCCGCTAATTTCAAATAAATACTAATAAAACACTATGAAATCACTGAAAGAACTACTAGTACAGTCAAAACAAAAATCTTATATGCTCGGCAATATGTTTGCTGAGGGAGATTTAGTAGAAAATAATCTAGGTGAAGTTGGTAAGATCCACAGGCGTGGAGTTAACTATGTTATTGCTGTTACTGAAGAAGGTGAGATGTTTCGTGCTTGGGTGAAAGACATTAAAGAACATTGTGGATGCTTTCTTACAGACTCAGAACCAATGAAGGAACGTGATGGATCCGATAATGTAGATAGAGCAAAGGCATTTATAAATAAGTATAAGAAAAAAGATACCGAAGACAAATGACTGTTGATGATTTTTCAAAACTTTTAATTGAGAACGCAATGTCTCAACTAGAGGAAAAGAGTAAGTGCAATCATACTGGTGCTGGCACTTCATGCCCAACACACGGTGATGCTGATTGTAATTCTTCGAAGAAGAATAGAGCAGAGCAAGTTGAGTTAATGCCAGAAGAGTTAGTTGGCACAACTTATGAAGCAGTATTAGAAACTGGTGAAACTATTATTCTCGAAAAAGAAAAAGGTCTTGATGGTAAAGCTTGTTGGAAAGGATATAAGCAAATGGGAACAAAGAAAAAGGGTGGTAAGACAGTTGACAACTGCGTGAAGTCTGAAGAGACTGAGCATATCGAAGAGAAAAAAGATATGCCTGGCAACCAAGAGAAGATTGATGCCAATAAGAAT